TGTTATTGAGTAGATCACCCATTATTTATCTCCCACTGTTTTTTTAGCTTTAGCCGCTGTTTTGGCTTTTTCCTCTGCGTCATGTTCTGCAATGGTTTTGGTACGCTCCACCAGCTCTGGTTTTGCCTCTTTGTTATTTTTGGTATAACTGCCGCCGTGCGCCATGGTTGTTCCTCGTTATAAAGTGGATAGGTAAGAATCGGCGGTAAAGGTATCCGCCCATTTCAGGTATTTTTTATCTTTTTTAATCAGTTGTCCGCCTACGTGTTCAATCGCAGTCGATTGCCCGTTAAGTAATTTGCCTAATAAAGCGCTAATGACTTCTGTGCGATACAGCCTTAAATTGTCGCTATCGGTTTCATTAAATTGGTCGCTGCGTGTTGCTGTGCGGCGCATAATAATTTCAATGGTAATCATGCCGCTTAAAGGCTGTCTCACTTCGGTTAATAATCCATTTTCGCCCGATTTATCCGCCGATAAGTACACAAAAGCGCACGGGCTTTGCTGCTTATCTATTTGTAAATCATCATCAGGTACGGTTTTAAAGGCACGCGTCTCAAACAAAGGCGCATTATCTTTAATCTCAGTCACCCAGTGGCTTAAATCAGGTAAAACAATCACGGGGTCCCACTCCATTTTTTAATAATCTTTTCTGCCAGTTCTTCCATCACAAAAATAGCGCGGCTTCCCATGTGACCACTGATACCAATTAAGGCTGCGGATAGCACTTGAGGCGTTTCCATCGATTCACATAAGAAAAAAGTTAAAATGCCGACGAACGCAGAGATACAAATTTCACCAATGGATTCCGCGACTGAAAAACAGCGTTTACCTGCTTTAATCTTGCGTATATAACTGACCAATCCACCCCATGATGATAATAAAATCACCCCTGCATAGGTAATTAAGGTGTACGTAAACGGATCTTTTTCTGGCATGGCTTTCATCCTAAAGTGGCCTGTACTTCATCAATGGTTTGTTGGGTTATGTCGCTTAGTTCTTTGTCGGTAATACCTAAAAAACTCCGTTTCGGCAGTATCACACTCCACGATTCTTTTGTGCCTCTGAGTAGCCTAATTAACTTTCCGGCATGTGAAATACTCATATTTTCAGTAATCCACTTTAATGAGGCTGTTTTATGCCCTTTGCCTTTTAGTGCTCTTTTATAGCCAACATCTCTTAAGGCTTTGGCTTGCCGCCGCGTAGCAGGGGCGGTATTAATATCAACATTAGACTTGTGAAACTGGCTTTTATTAAATAACTGCGTATGACCGTATTGGTGTTTAGCAAAAATTCCCGAAGTAACGGGGCTAAAAAAACCAATTAAGGCCGCATCACTTGTGGCATTGACTACTTTTAAGCGTGATTTAGCTTTAACCAGCATCTTTTTACGCTTGCCTGATGCTCTTTTTTTAAACGGTGTGCCGTCTACATTGGTCTGATTTTTAATGCGCTGATGGCTTAATAAGCGCACTTTCTTAGCAATAGAGCGCATCACTTTTACACGCTGGCTACCGGTAGAAAGTGAGGCTTTATCTAATACATTCTCTATTGCGCCAACTTGTGCTTTCCACGAAAGGCTCATATCAATGCGTATTTTGTGCCATCAACATCAATCGTTCCATTCACATCCGCAGTGGCAATAATCAGTTCATTAAACGAAATACCAAATTCTAAATCCGCGGTGTTGTTATCGTGTATATCCACAATCAATGGAAATTCAATGGGTGCTGTGCGCTCGGTATCGTTTTGGATCAGCCAAGCACTAATTTGTGCTAATAATGCATCCTCTGACACTTCACCATGCGGATAGCGTTCTATATAAAACATAGCGGTATAATCTTTTTCAGCAATGATTAACTGCCCTGCTACGCCTGTTCCGCGTAGTGCTGGGGTAATCACTAAATCATCCACAAAGCTATCCACTTGCTCGGCTGCTACCAAATTAAGGTTGATGATGAAGTTATGTAAATCGGCTATTTTTTGCATTAGCGCTTATCCCAGCGTGCTTTTTTAGCGCGTACATCAATATGGGTACGGCCACGATATCGACCGATGCCGTATTGATTGGGGTATTGATTTTCAAACCAAAGTGCGACTAAACCAGCGCAAGTATCTTCCACTACTACATCAGCGGCTTTTCCCTGTAAATGCTGACTAGCACTGCTCCCCCCTTCGTTTTTGTTATGCGTTTCGCAACGTGCGCCACTGTTAATAGTCACTGTGCCAAAACGTTGGCGTAGTGCAGTAAGAACCTGTAATAATTCAGCGTCCACCACGTCAAATCCGCAACCACAATGGCATTCAAATTCATGCCGCTGGAAAAATTCATTTAGACGATCACTCATATAATTACGCTCCGATCATCACTTTTTTCAGAACCTGCAATCGCAAGCAATGAATAATGTGACTCCGCACAATCATCTTCAGATTCCCACATCCCCTCTAGCATTTCCCATTTTTCATCGCGAATGTATTGCGCATAATTAAACGTTCCACCAAAAAGCCATGATTCATCCTGATCTTTGCTAAATCCATAGCAGTCAGGCGGTATATTCGCGGCATTAAGAGGGAATCTATTCTCTGTGCAAGATGCAATCAAACACAATAAAACAGCGGATTGAATCAATAGTCGTATTTTCATAACATCGCCACCTGTACATTGCTGTTGCTCATTTCGTTGTTATCAGGGATTAACTCATCAAAAAACACTTTAATGCTGCCCTGTGATTCGTCTAACCAATATTGCTCGGTTTTGGGGCTTTCTTTGGCCGCGTTTTCGGCATTTTCTTTGCGGTTAAGGCTATTAAACTGCTGCAATAATCCCGCTTTTGCCCGCGTAAACACGGCGTTTTGGTATTCGGTTAATAGCACTTCAACACCGGCTATTTGCTGGCTGTTGGCTAGGGTATAGTCGGCTAGGTTGCTGTGGCCTAATAGTACAATAGCTTGTTTAACCTCGGCTAAGCGTTGGTTAATGCGTATCATCGCCAAGGTCAGCCCGGTCTTAATCACGCCATCTGCATACTCTGGTGGTATGCGGTAATTTTGCAGTAAGTCACCTATCAGCAAATCAGGCCAAAAGCCATCGTTGCTAATGGGTGCGCTGGCGGTAAGCCCAGGCTTACCAGACAGACCGCTCATTTCTTTTTAAGCCGACTAATTAAGCCGCTGAGCAATTCGCCTAAAAATTTCATGCCGATGTTAATTAGCTGTTCTTCTGCTTTTTTGTTTTTCATGATATCTCCTAAACAATAAGGGCGAGTGCAGTCGCCGTTGGTTTAAACATAGCTATTGCATGCTAAACCGCGGGAAGGACTGCCCTCGCGAGGGTAGCTATTCAGCCAGTGCTTTTAGCTGTTTTTCAATCTCGGCTTTTAAACCTTTTACCCCGTGTTTTTCGGGGTTGCGTTGCTCGGCTTTGATAACGCTTTTTAGCGCCTCTTCATAATCCGCATTGCGTACCTGGTGCTTGGCTAACATGGAGTAAGCTTTACTCCAGCATAAAGGATGCACATCCCAATCGCCTTGTTCCATTGCATCAACCAATTGTTCTAAATATGGGCTGGTGCCTTGGTCTTCTTTTAGTAAATGGCTGGCCCATTCGTACATTTCATCCACTAAAAAAGTAGGCAGGTGACGTTTTATTTTGTCGGGCATTTTTTGCCCTTGCGTAACCAAATGCAGCGCTAAATTTAAGCCGTGCTCAATCTCGTTAATATCTAACAGCCAAATAGCAACTTGTACGGCAATGCTGTTGGGATAGTTATCGCCACTTTCCACGTAATCTTGCACAAACGGTAAATAAGTAGGCAAGAATGATTGCTTAAGTTTTAGCTTATCGAGAATGGTTTTTTGATTGGCTATTTTGCCTAAATCCACTTTCATGGCGGTTTGGTAATTCGCCAGGCTACCAATGGCGTTTTTATCCGCTATCGGCATAAGTGCAACGGTTTTATTGTCCGCTTGCACTTGCTTTAACTTGCTCAAGCGTTTTTTAGGCGCCGCGTGTTCTTCAGCTTGCTCTAGCGGGGTGATTTCCGCTGGGGCTTCTGCCTTAGCCGCTTGTGAGGCGGCTTGTATTTGTTTTAATTTGCTCATGCTTTACTCCGCGTTATGCGTATTCAATGCCTTCTACAAAGCCCGTTAGTTGCTCGTCTTCCACCACGTAACCTTGGTTAGCGGAGTTAAAGTCTTGCACTTCGTTTTTCTCTGGCTTGTCTTTTTGAATGCGGCGAATAGAGCTATCTTGGTAGTAAATCGATAGATTTTTAAGCGGCGTCACTAAAATAGAATCGGCTGGGAAGAACGGCGGCACCATGGTTGGCATTCCCGCATACGCTTTGGTAATACGGCCTGATAACATCGCCTTTTCAGTCGGTGTATTGCCGTTTAATTCAAAGTACGTATCTTCCTGGTAAGACATCACGTTTGATCCAACCAACAGCACAAGGTCATCCCGTTGCTGGTGGTAAATCGGTAATAAATCACGCGCTTCTTTAGCCAGTACATCTAAATTTTTAAAGGTGGCACTACCCAATGTAACCGAGCCGACCGAGCCTAATACATGCTGAGAACCGGCATTAAAATCACGGATAATCTGCAACCAGCCTTTATTCACATCGGATAAATCGGCGGCAACAGAATCAGCGGCGACCGATGTACCTAACCAACCAATCGTCAGCATATCGTTACCAATCGCTTGGCGGACTAACTGCATATAACGTGCAGCAAAGTCGGGAAATTTCGCCCAGGCATCAATTAAGGCGTATTTCAGCGCGACATCAAATTCCGTTGCGGCTAAGGCATAGGCTTTTGCATCGAGTTGGTTAAGGTGTTTCGGTACTCGTTCACCTGATGCACTGGTGTCGGTTCGGCTGGCGACATTGCCGGTTAAGCTCATCCCGACTTTTTCGCCTGTCATTTCTGACACAGGCAAAATATTAATCAGCTGTAAAAACGGATTACCGTCTTCGACAATTTTATTGTAGATGGTTTGTGATGTGCTGGGCGTAGCGGCGTAGTTTTGCCCAATCGCCATGGCGACAGGATCAATGCCAAAAGATTTAGCGGTATTAACAAATAATTGCGCGAGTACGCCGCGTGCGGATGTGCTTAAGTTCATTAGGGTGTCCTTGTTTTAATTAAATTAAGTAGCGGTTTATTGGTAATCGCTGGCGGTAAA